TCTACATCAGTTCCTGTGATACCTATGTGAAAAGCAGAGTCGGTAGTAGTACCTTCCATTGCTGTCACCACTTTGAACCCTGCGTGTAGGATCATAGTGTTTGTAGGTACAGCAATAGCTTGAATGATATCATTCGCTGCTAAAGCTGTGCCACCGTTTTGCAAAATGGCATCAGCCATATCGATATCGTTTTGCAATACAGTAAGCGCACCACGGAGTTTTTTATTACCTGTCCCACCGTTGTTGGAAGTGGAAGCAGAGTTGGTTGACATGGTAATTGTAGCCATAACTAAATACTCCCTTACGCTGCGTTATATTTGGCAGTTACGATAGCTTCTGGACGAAGTATCTTTCTACCATATAGATGCATACCACGAACAATGTCAGCAAAGCTGTCAGGGTCACGATACGTTTCCGTTTTGTTGATCTGCTCTGCAGTTGCTACAGCAGAATCATGTCCAGCAACAATCACACCAAAGTTAGTATTTTGGTTTGCTGTTCCTGATGTACCCGGACCATCGCCTACTGCTGGCAGATTTGATGATGTGTACATACGGAAACCGTGGAAGTTGTTAATGACTAGGCCATTACGTAGTCCACCTGATTCACCAAAGTCTGCATTCATAAAGCGGCTGTCTTCATCACGAAGTAGCTCCATGAACACTGGGTCAACTACAAGCCACCTTCCTTGTGTATCAACTTGCTGTTGATCAAGTAAACGAGCCATACGAGCTACTACCATTGCTGGTGAAGCTGTTGCAGTTGGAAGTGATGTTGCACCGGGCATACGTGCTGTCAGTGGGATAGAGTGATCCCCTGCAGATGAAGTTGTGATGTTAGCCATTGAAGACTTGATGATCTTCATGGATGACAACAATTCATCTGAGCCAGCAGTAGTTACAGACTTAGAACCATTTACTGTGGTGTTAGCTGTATCTGGTGAGCCATGTAGTGCAGACTGTTTAAAACCTGATAGATAACCTAGAACGTCTTGGTCATACTGATCAGACAAACGATATGCGGCACGGTCTGTCGCAAGCTGCATGAAGTTGACGTGTGAGTGAGCTTCCTCAATATCATCCATCTTAAAAGCAAAGTAATTAGCTTTGTCAATAGTTAACTGAAAGTCCTCATCGTCTAAATCTTGCGCTGTGACTTGTGTACCACGAGTGTATGCCTGTACGCTGATCTCAGGCTCCTTGATAATTTGGACTGTATCACCTTGTGCGGCAATCTCTCCAAAATAATCAGAGTTAGTTATTTCTCCTACTACGGTAGACTTACGGAATGCAAGCTGTACCTGTTTGGAGTAGATTACAGGACTAAAATTACCATTGGGTAAATTCCCGTAACCTGATGCTGATGTAAAAGCCATAATTAAAATCCTCCATATAGATGTTTGGCTTAGGTTATTAAGCGTAACACTTTGAAAGAGGCTAGTAGTTCTAGGGTGCGATTAGCATACACGTTGGCCTTAGTGTATGTTGTCGGGCCTGTACTTAACTAGGTAGTTCTTATCTTAGTAGTCGGGCTTAGTGTTAAAAGTATAAAGGTAGCTAATACTATTAGGGCTTTATACTTTTACTTCATAAACATAGTTATATCTAGTTAATCTACTATGTCAAGAGTTTTTTATCTTGCAGCACCAGAAATATCATAAACAAACTTACCTGATCGTATAGCTTCCATAATATCATCTGATTTTGCTTCATATTCTTTTGCAGACATCTTCTGCACTTGTGATTCTAGTATTTGTCCTGCAACACCCTCATCGTCAATCTTAGTTGTACGTTTAGTTCTTACTTGAGATGCTGCATCTTTTGTATTACGTTTTCTAGATTTTGTATCCATGTTGTTGTCAATCTTAAACAAGTCTATAACTCGTACTACAGATTGAGGATCATCTTGATTTTCGTATAAGGCATCTTGTACCCACTTAGGTTGCTTGTTTGCCCAGTTGTGAAAATCATCACTGTCACGTAGCTCATCAAAATCAGAGTGTGCTGTACGTATCTCATTCTCTGCTTTAGAGCGCTGGGTGGCAGCGTTTATCTTATCTATCTCTTGTAGCCGCTTATCTGCTTTAGCAAACTTTTCATCTGCTTTCTTTGCAGCTATAGTTTCTACTAAGCTAGCTATCTCTGGATATTTACTTGCCCATGCTTCTATATCTTCATCAGAGCTAGGACCACGCACAGTACCTTTAGATTTTGCATTATCTAGCTGTGCTTTTATTTCTTTTAGCTCTTCAGCTTGTTTGTTTAGATGGATGCGTAGATCACCGTACCGTTTTTTATACGTTCTTTCTTCAGCAGATAACGCCTCTTCTTTAGTTTCTGTATCGGGCGTTTCTTCTTGGGAAGCCTCTTCCTCTGTTGAGGCTGGTTTGTTTCCCTCAACGAGGGCTTTAAGTTCGGCTTCATCTCTTTCTATACGTTTCTGGTTGGCGCTACGTCCACCCTTAGCCTGTACAAATCCTGCATTCTTTGGTGTTTCCACTTCTGTTAGTTCTGCCATATTGTTTTCCTTTTTTATATGGGGCCAGCGTTTAGCCGGGTAGCCTTATTGTTGTTTAACTTACGTTAGGGTTATCTGCAATATTATCCTCTTCATCGTTATCGTCTTTGTCACCGCCAAAAATACTTTTAACTGTGTCAACTATTCCTTCGTTACTTCCATATATAGATGTATCTGGTTTACCTAACTTTTTAAGACCTTCACTGTGTAGTGCTTGTGCAGCTTTGTATTGTGCATCATTGCCTAGCTCACCTGACAAGGCTTCTTGCAAATCAAACTGAGATTTAAAACCGCCTGTACTTGCAGCATTATCAAATACATCACCTGTATAATCTGGGGCTACAGGCTCTGAAGTTGATGCTTCCATAGCTATTTCAAATGGCCCTTCACCCTTCATGAATGCGCTCTGTGCGTAGTTTAATTTGGGTGCAGCATAAGCTGTAGGGGTTTTTGCTGTTTTGTCAAAAATACCTAAACCTATACTAGACAGAAAGCCTTGATTCTCTATGGCTTCTATTGTTTTAAATGCATTTTCATTAGCTGTTTTAATAGAATCTAAGTCTATATTTGCAGGGTTGCCCGTTTTTATTATAGCATTGGTTGCATCATAAACCTGTTTTGCTGTTTTTAAATTTCCTGTCACGGCTGCTTTATTTAAAGCAAAACCTAAACCGGGTGCTATTCCATTACCTAGAGATAATAGTAAGCCTGTTTCTGCACCGCTAAGGCTTCCTTCTTTACCTTTAACTATACTGTTATTATAATCAGTGTAGTCTTTTTTATCCCACTCCCTTATCTCTTTATCTTTGAATGTTTTTGGGCCTACTTCATATCCTAATTCTCGTCTATCTTCTTCTACATTAAAATCTCGTTTTTGTTCTTGTTGTTCTACGGGTGTATCTGGTTTTAAAGTATAGCCATCTGATATAGGTCTAAGAGGTCTTCCATTAAAGAATATTATTTGTATCTCTGGCTTTGAAGGATGTACATAAGTCTTAAACTCAAAGCCAGTAAATCCTGCACCTGTTCCACCATACCCACTATAGCCGCCTCCTGTAGGGGAAGGTAAAGCAGGGTCTGGCACTTCTTTTACTTCACCGCCCTCCTGCATCATTTGTGGCTCTTGTTCTAGCTCTAGTTCATCGTCCCTAAAGAAAGATTCTTCACCAGCTTTTATTCTTTGAAAGCCTTGTTTAGCAGCAGCTTGTAAGTTCTCAAAGAAAGGTGTACCGTAGTAACGCCTAGTTGCTGCATCAATCATAAACTCATTAGGGCTTGCCATGATAGGTATGTCATCACGAACCTCTGCAGTCGTAGCTCCTACAGGAGCCGTGTTACCGCTAACTGGATCTTTCTCTTCTTTTAGTATTTCTGCTACTCCAGAATCAGTCTCTGCCATTTATTTCATCCCTTAAATATGTCAAGCGTCTAAGTGCTGCTATCTCACCTTGAGCACGATAGATACCCTCCATGCTAGTCTCTTGCTCTAACTTGCGCTGGGCTGTCTCTATCTTCTGTTGTAGAACTTCTACAAAACCATCCCACAGAGACTTATCGTTTACTAGTTTCTTTATTATCATGTACCAGTAAATCCTTGCTCACCCGGTACTGGTGCTGTGCCTGTGCCTATAGTACCACCACCTGCGCCTGTAGTATCAGCTACGCCTACTCCTGCTGGGGGAGGAGCTACACCTTCAGGGGGAGGTGCGCCCTCTTGTGGTGTTACCTCTGGTGGCTCTGGTGGCGTTGCAAACTTCTTCAGTATCTCAGCTTGTATAGCTGCATCACTTAGAGAGTTAGTTACCTTGTCAGGGTCTAAGTCCATACTCTTAGCTATCTCACGTATGATGTAATCTGATTTTACAAAAGGCTGTAGCATAGGATTAGAGGCTACACCTAAGAACTGCATCAAACGCTGAGAGCGTACCTCGTTAGCCATAAGGCTTTCTGTGCCTTGAGCTTTTACTTCTAAGTCACCCTTAATGCTTTCATCATAATCAAACTGCATGTTAAAAGCAAAGAATGCTTTACCTAGTGGTGCAACAAGATAGTCATCTACGTTCTTTACAACATTTCGTATAGAGCCATTAGCTGCAGACATAAGCATACTAATGCCAGAAGCAGTCCTTCCCACGCCACTAATACCTGTTTGACCGTGTGCAAAACTTGGAAACCCTGTGCTTTCATCTGCTAATACTCTCGCCTTATCAAATAGCTGCATATTTTCAGCAGCCACGTTGGGAAACTTAGTACCAAAGATGCCCTGACCCGGTGCGCCACCCTGTCTTCTAAACACCTTGCCGGGGTAAACAGATAGGTCTTGGCCCGGTACTAAGTTTGTCTCATCTACTTCGATTATAAGATTACCACTTAGGGCTGCATTATCTATTGCCATACGCATGAAGCCGTTCATAAGGGTCTGAGTATCATCCATATTTTCTGCTATACCTACCCCAAAGAATGAGTAAGGGTTTAATTCGTATGGTACAGCGTAGTAAGGTATACGTGCTGGCTTAAACGGGTTAAGAACTAGCCGTAATACTTTACCGTTGCACACCCAAGCGTTTACACTTAGTTGTTCTGAGTCACGTAAGTCTTTAGGTATAGTTACCCCATGATCTGCTAAGATGTCTGTATCTACGTAGCCCCAAAACTCTAGTACCTCGTAACGATATGGAGCAGAGCTATACTGTGCATCATCCTCCATGTCTTGTTCCCAGTATTTCTTTTCGTAGGACTCACCCATAGCTATAGCTTCGTCTATGGACTCTTCTCTAAAGAAAGGTCTAGACTTTAAGCCACGTATTTGTGAACGTGTCATACGATGTCGTTCTACTACATACTCTGCTTCATCCATGTTGTACGCATCAGGATCAGGATAAAAGTTCCATATGGATACGTGACTCGTAGATGGTACAGTCTTTATTATAGGATCATAGTTACCATCTTCACCCCAGCTAGGATACTCCTTGTCTATAGCAAACGGCCCTTTCATAATGCCAGTGCCAAACAAGGCCATCTCAAAAGAAGTGTGACGTAGTTGCTTATTTGCACCACTCTCTTCTAGTTGATCATGTATTTTCTTTTCCATCTTCTTAGCTGCAATCATAGCAGGATGAAATGTAACTGTATCTTGTGTCGTACCCGGTCCTTCTATAATCTTATCTGAGGCGTACTCTAGCTTATCCTCTAGCGGCCCCATGCGCTTCATACGGTCATACATAGTCTCACCGGGCTTTAGCTTCTCATTAGGATCAAACAACAGTGTGACAGGTGGCTTATTACCAAACGCATCTTCTAGTTGACTTTTAGCTTCATCTGTCTGAGGGTTAATACTAAGGTGCATAGACTCAGCAACACCTTCTGGTAACGTAGTAGGATTAACAGTAAGGGGGAAACGGGAGCTACCAAACAACACATCAACTATTTGTCCATATGCAGCTAGTGTTTTAGTTTTAGTTACCTTAATAAATACACGAGACTTTTCAGTTTCTGTGAACTGTACATCTGAATTATATAAACCTCTATAGTTTCTGTAGGCACGAAGCCATCTGTTCTCATCAGCAAACCTAGCGTCCTCTGCACGACTAAACTTACCTTGTACAAAAGCTACAACACTAGGTGCATCTAGCTCATCTGAGTCTTGTATAGATGATACTTCATCTGTCTCAAATAGTTCGCCTTGATTGTTTTCTGTTTCAGCCATGTTATCTAGTATCCAAATGTTGAGTCAGCAGCTTGAAAGCCTGTCCTGTGTGATACAGGATTATAATCCCACAAAGAACTACGTGGTCTTGTCATTATACCATACCTTAGTGCATCGTACAGGTGATCTTCTGAGTTTGTATCTACATCTTCTGGGTTTCTTTTGTCTAAAGGTATACCCGGAAGCTGCGCTATGGTGTTGATGCAGGAAGAGAAGAACACTAATCTTGGCTCCTCAGTGAACTCATCCACCTGCAAACGGCGGTGTAGCTCATTCTTACCTGCTACCCTTGAACCTTTGGAACGATCAGAAGGACGCCATCGCAATCCTTTCTGGTTCATCTGTTCAGCCAATGAGGGGCCAGTGTCTCCACGCTTGTGCCACAGGGAGCTATCCAACACGCCGTACCTGATATTGTCATCTCTCTCTGCATTTAATATCATATCCGCTAAGTCTGTTGCTGTAACTCTCGAACAATATAGTTCTCTATAAACTATTAACTGTTCGCTTGGACTTACTGCTAACCAGACAACTCCTGTGTAGCTACCGTAACCGTAGTCGCAAGCTCTAAATCTAGCCCAGCTTCTAGGTATATCATGTGGTTCAACTACGTGTATCTTTCTGTTAAACTCAGGAAAAGCTGCTCCCTCGTTTACATCCCAGTTTCCCTCTAGTAATTGCTTTCTTTGATGCTCCGGTAGTGACAAAAGCATAGCTTCATAATCACCGCTCTCAGCTAAATATGGATTATCAAAGAGACTAGCAGGTATAAATCTCCGTTTAAATAGGGGTTGACCAGCTTTACTATGCCCTTGTGGAAACTTTAAAACCTCACTAGTCTCAATGTCCGTTGCCCAGAAAGGCGTATTAGGTTTAGCTGGGTCAATGAACATCTTCTTAACCCATGCGTGACCGGGACCGCCGGGGTTTGTTGTTGCTCTCATGTACAAACCTAGTTCCTTGTTTGCACTACGTAATCTTGAACGCATGTAGTTCCAAGAGTAGGGACTGTTCCATTGAGTCAACTCATCGAAAGCTACATAGTTAAATGCTTGCCCTTGATATCGCATAACGTCTGTGTCTCTGTCTAGGTAAGACATCCACAATGTACCACCTCTGGGTGTAGTCCACTGTGATTTACGCTCTGACCACTTGATGTTAGGTATCGCTTTAGGGTATAGCTCTTGGCTTTTCTGTATTAGTTCTCTTAGTTCTTCTGTCGTGTGTCGTACTAGTAGCCCACTAAAGTCTGGACTGTTTAAGTTACGCAGGGGATCAGCTAATGTAGCGTAAGATTTCCCACCTCCTGCTGCCCCACCATACAAAACCTCTCGTTCACTAGATGCTAAGTATTGTGTTTGTGGACCGGGGTTAGGTTGAAAAACGACACTTTGTGCTTGCTTTACGTCATACTCTGGGGGCTTGACTTGTGCTGGCTGTGTCGTTATCTCCTTCGTGGGTGTAGGCTCCTGTTCTTTCTTTTTCGAGGATTTCGATCTGACGTAACGCCTTTTCGAGCCTTTTGGCATACTGGCGTTTAATTGAAGTAATCCTCTTTCGCTTTCTTTCGACATCTAATCTTTTCTTTAAACCGTAATGTGATATGCTTTTACCTGACTGCGTTGTTAGCCAAGCTGCAACTTGTCTCAAGCTGTACTGCTTTACATGTTTTCTTGCTAGCTCTATTAGCTCTAGCTCTGTTGGTATAGGGTTTAGCCAATCTTCATCTTCAGGGTCTACCTCATACCCAAACGGTATATATTGGCTGAGTCTGGGTATTCGCATCCAGAGCTTCGCTTTGTACGGAACTCTAGGAAGCATCCAGTATTCATGCTGTAAAGGTCTTTCATTCTTCAGTTGTAGTAGCATCGTTCTCTTTTGGTGGCAATATAAACAAACCTCCTGAAGATTCTACTGATACCTTCTCGGTCTTAACTATACCTGCACGATCTAGTATCTGACCTGCAGCCATGAGTGTTTCTTTTATTCCTAGTTGGGTAGGATCGTCCAAAGCCCTACCATAAGCGACTGCAGCTTTGGGTCCAATCCTAGACATATACGTTTTAGTAGCATCAAATATCTCATCCTTGAGTGTCTCCACAATAAGAGATGTAGGCGTGTTGGGACTATAGCCAGCTAACTTCTTAGCTATCACAGCATCTCCACCTGCCTCTTCAAACAAGACCTCTAGGAATCTAATCTGTTTTTCATTTAGTGCTCTTGCCATTTAAGTTTCTCTTTTTTCTTTTAGCTCTTTAACTAGTTTTTTCATTTTAGGAGAAAGAGGTTTACCATAAGTAGTTGGACCTTTTGCTGTACCTAACTTTCTAGGAACAACATGATTAAAGTTAAAGTTCTCTAAATGAGTAGGTCTTTTATACATCACTTTTCTCTTCTCGTTTTCTCTTTCTTCTGTCCATGTACATCTTAATAAAGCCAGCTATAGTCCAAGCTCCATTTATTAAGTTCCACATACTATTTAAACATTCCTGTTTTTCTGTAGTCTTTATGATTTGTTTTTGTTCTTTCTTTTATTAAGCCACCACCACGATAGCCTAAAAAATTACCAACAGATTGTGCTTTTACATTAACTCCAAAAGATCGTGTTTTACCATCAGGATCAATAAGTCTTATACCTCCATCTGTAAGCTCATAACCAAAACCGTGATCTTCTGCTAGTTTAATAGCACCCTTAATTCCTATTCTACTTGACTTGTTTAAATCTTCATATCCCATATATCCCGGCATGTTACTTCACTTTCCTGTAGGCTCTGGTTTTTTTTGCGATTTTCTTAGGTTGAGCCACATGCTGCTTACCTGCCTTAGTGCCTTTTCGTTTAGCTCTGGTTGTAGCGGCATACTCAGAAGAGCTAAGAGACTTAATAGCCGCACTAGGTAAATACCGTTCACCAGTTTTAGCGCTAGGCTTGCCACTCTTAGTACGCCACTTTTGTTTTGTCCATGACTTTAGACTCTTCTGAGATTTAGCTAAGGCCATTTAACAGCAGTCACACTCTGGATGACATTTACGATTTAGTAAAGCACACCATACTCTTTTTAAATATCTAAACATTATTTGTATCCTCCTCCTGCTTTTTTGTAGGCAGAGGCCAACATCTGTGCTTTACGTGCTGACCACTGACCCGGCTTACCACCTTTACTACCAGACTTTATTCTGGAAAACTGACGTTTACGCATGGCTGGCTTAGTGTAGTTACCAGCTTTGTTTACTGTAGATTTACTTTTAGCCATTAAAACCTCTCGACATACTTAGCTATCTGCGAACAAAAAGGTAATAAAGCTATTGCCATCATTAAGTTTGCACCTGTATGTATTATAGCTATTCTTAGTGTATCGCCTTTTGGCATACCGTCACTAACGAAAAACCCTGCCAACCAAATTGTGCCTGTCGTTCCTATGTTTGCTCCAAGCACTGCCGCTATTGCAGCAGGTAAAGGTAAAGCACCAGAAGCAACTAAAGCTATTATCGCAGTAGTGCTAAGAGAGCTAGACTGCCAAGCTAGGGTCATTGCTATCCCACCTATGAACATATAGATAGGGTTGCCTAGAAACCATTGCAGGTGTTCTATATTACCCATGTTTTTCATGCCACCACTAAATAACTTTAGTCCTACATAAAAAACAAGTAAACCGCCTAAAGCTTGTATTGGTGGTGATAGCATCATAATTCTTTAACTTCCATATACCTTTCGGTAAATATCACCACGACTTACTCCTATGTCTTTTAGTTCGTGATCATTCATATTCTGTAATTGCCAATACGCTACTTTACGTTGTTGACCTTCTTGAATAAAGTTTATTAGTTTTTTAAACATGCACTATCTCCTTTGTTGTTGTTGTTGTGCTAGAGATAGTTTTACACATTTTTTATTTAATTAAAACAGACAATAATGCAACCCCGATATGCTGGGATTGCAAGTTTTTTAAGATAGTACTACTTTTATTGTTACATCATCACTCGTTGCTGCTAAGATATTCATTATAACAGCATTACCAACAGCGTCAGGTATCGCAAGAGTGTAATTACCTGCTTCTAACTCTAGGTCATTAGCACCACAGTTAGCTTCTGCAGAACCAAAGTTAATTAGAAACTCTTGGTCGGCGTGGAGATGTACAACTCTAAAGCCAGTGCAGGTAAAATGCACAGTGTTACCAGCAGTATTATCTACAGTTGCTTTTGTTTGTACACTCCACTGTAACGTGTTAGGTTGAAATGTGCCTACAGAAGTTGACATATATTATATCCTAACTTATGTGAACGGAGTTGCTACAGTACCGTCACCAAATAGGTGTCCAGTTACAACCCACTTAGAATCAGTAATACAGGTGTACTTGATCATGCCGCCAATGAAACGTCCTTTTGTATCGCCATCAGCTACGATCTGGTGATCTGCTGCTGCAGGACAAGCAAAAGCTAATGTATCAATGTTTTCGTTTAACGCTGCTAGACCACCTACTTCATCCTTGTCAATAATAGTAATCATGCCTTGCAAGGTATCTGAGCTAGAATCTGCATTAATAGTCATAGTTCCTGTAAAGGTTGTACCTACATGAAACTCATATGTAAGACCTGCTGCTGCTGTAGGTAGTGTTACAGTAATACCACCTGCACGATTCAAGCTAAAGATAGTGCCTGACTCTGCTGCTGTTACTGTCTTAGTTGAATCAGTGATACTTGTTATCGCTGCTTTGATAGTAGTAAGAGTTATTGGAGTTTCATATACTTCAATACCCTCTTGCCGTGTTGCTGTTGCTGACATTTATTTGTCTCCTTTGCCATAGAACATTCCAGATTTTCTGTAGTCTGACTGTCCATTATTTATTAAACCGCCTCTATTCTTGAAGCCCATTTTGTTTCGTACCCCTGTAGGAAGTTTAGTTAGTCCAGTATTCCCTTTTGGTACATCCTTTAAAGCACCACCTTCAGACATACCCATCATAGGCCTTTTCTTAGCTGGTGATTTTTTTAAAGCTGCAAGAGGCTCCATCTTTTGTGAAACCATCATGCTACGTTGTCTTTCTTGATCTGCTTGTGTAGGGTTATACATCATAGCTACTATCCTTTAACTAGCTTATAGCCCTTAGCTTTAGCTGCAGCACGAATATTAGGTAGTGTCATTCCACCGCCTAGTTTACCACCCATAGCGTAACCCTTTTTCATTTTACCGCCACGAGCCATACCTTTTTTCTTCATAGTCATGCCACCGTTAGCCATCTTCTTAGGCATCTTGCCGCCTTTAGCCATACCTTTTTTCTTCATCTTAGCTTTGCCGTTGGTTTTACCACCCTTAGCCATGCCCTTCTTTTTCATCATTGCCATAGTTATTATTCCTCTTTATACAGATTGTTGAACACTCGTTGCGTATCCCAAACGTATTCCACGTCTTGCTTGGAGTGATATATGTTTTGGTTAGGCTTAAAGTCAGGAGCACCTTGTCCTGTCTCAAACCAAGCTGGGTGAGTTACTCTCACTCTATTGTTGGGTAACGCAACTATGTTACCAGTATATTCACCTGCATCTAATAACTCAAGCACATGACTTTGTTTGTGCTGCGCTGGGTCATCAGCTATCTCACTGTCAGTGTAATCAACAGTAAAGTAATACCTAGCAGGGTAAAACTCATCATCTATCTTTGCTATCCACGGAGCCGGGGTAGCTCTATCTAACACGTACACAGAGTGATTGTGAGACATACAGTCCCACGGCTGTGCTATGTGAGGTGGCATAGGCTCAGGCCACTCTTCTAAGGGCGTGTCAGCTACTAGGGCTGTTAAGGGCATTCTAGCCCACATCGCCCCTCCGTGTACGTTCTGCTCGTCTTCCAAACCGTCTGACTCGCACCCGGTAAATATCACTTGGAAGCTTAGTGTCCTGTTTGGCATTGTCGTCACTGCTACTACCATAGCGTGAAGAAACTCGTTGTGATATTCTTCTTCGTTCTTTGTATACTCTCTTCTTACCCATGCTTTAAAATACGGTATGTTACTTTGAAGATACGGCATCTCTTTCCTTTCGCAATCTTTCTTTAGCTGATTTAGCTGTCTTGACAACATCAGACTTGCCTATAACTTTAGCACGTTGTTCCATAACTGTCAAGATTTGTATTTTCCTTGCGAAAGGTTTTCCTGATTTTCTTACTCTTGTTACTGTAGCTTTAGCATCTGCATTCGTAGCAAACTTAATAGGCACAGTATCTTTGGGGTTCTCATCCGTGTATAGCCTACGTCCAGAACCTTTGGGCTTCTTGCCTGTGCCTACCTTTGGGTCTTTACGTTTCTTGGTAGGCATTATACAGATATGTCCACAATAACACCTTGACCTACTTTAGTGGTGTTGTAGAAGTTAGCGTTCTGTAACATATCCATAACTAACTGGTGCATCTGATGTTTCTTATACAAGTTATTCACTGAGCGCTGGGTACGCTCTATGTCCTTCTCAACACGTTCTACCCTCCTAGCTTGACTCTGTATACGATAGTCATTTAACACATAGGGGGCAGGGTTTACGTGATGAGAAGGATTCGTTGATACCATAAGTCTAACACTTCCATCTTTTTCTGGCTTGTCTTAGCCTAGAGTTAGGGTCTTTGGCAGCTTTAGGGAACTTCTTCATCTGCCCAGCGCTTCTAGCACAGAAGGACTTTCTACGCTTTGCATCTTTACTACCAGCTTTTACTTTACCTGTCACGGCAGTCTTGAGTTTACTACCGGGGTTCTTCCTTCGATAAGCTGCCACACCTTTTGCTGTCATACCTGCACCTTGCTTGGTAGGACGAAAGTTCTTTTTGTTTCTAGCTGGCATCTTATCAGCCATACTGGGCTATCCTATATGTTAGGTTTAATGGCTTCTGGTGGCATTGGTACTTCAGTACAGGCCGCTGTAGCAAAAGAATCAGGGGAGGGCTTACTAGAGTTAAGTACTTCTAGCTGAGTCTGCATAGATGCCTCGCATAATTCTATACTAGCATACAAAACTTGGTCAGACGCAACCTTAAATCCACCGTCCATTATTAATACAAGAACCATTACATACATATTTAGCCATACTTTCTTTCTCTGTCAGGGTCTAACACCTCGTGTCTATCTAAATGCCCCTCTAAATACATGGCTCTCTCTACATGATCCAGTGTATACCACTCACCTGTGTTATTGTGAATAGCTTCTCTTACGTAAAACACATCCGACTTAGGTATATGTACCTTTTTCATAGCATACGAGTTATTAGATAACAGAGCATTGTAAAAATCCTCTATAACACTTTCACTCTCATATAGTTGTACACGTTTCTTCTTCATTGTCAACACATATTTAACTTAAACTGGGAAAAAAGTGTTACAAGCAGCTATAAAGTACGAGGAGAGAGGAGACACATGGGAGGAGCAGTACCCTATTGCCCTTGTAACACTGTTAGTTTAACTATAGTTTATTGTTATTATAGTTATAAGATAATATTAACACAGTTTACGTTTAGTTGTCAATAGGTTTTATTATATTTATTTAATTAATCCCTAGTTTAACTATAAGTTTAACTATATTATAATCAATTTATAATAGTTTTAACATTAAGTTTAACTATACTACTTCTACTTCGTAGTTTTACACATGATTAACCCCTTGTCAATATGTAAAATACACTATCATTGCGTAATAATTCATGTGTGTTGCTATTTAAACACAGTAAAAGTAAAAACCCCGTGTGTTGCAGAGTACATATACATATACGGTAGACCCCCCTCTGGCCCTCGCCCGACCTCGTTGTCGCTGCTGATCTTTGAAGTGTCGTTTTTAGTCGATGCTTTGCTGTCGGCTTTGTCT